CCGAGCTCTGAATCCTGAACCAAAATCACCTGGTCATCGCCACACAGTGCACGCGCACCGGATTCGGCGTTGTCGAACCACGCTCCCAACTCAGCGGAAGTTTTGCCAATAGCGTACAACACTTGATCACAATGTGCAGCTTTGATTGACTCAACCGTCGAGAGGTAAAACGGCCCGAACAGGACATTCCACTCATCTGTGGCCCCAAGAATGCAACGCGGGTTATAGGGCTCATCCTTCAAAATCTTCTCGATCTTTGAAAAGCCCTTCCGCCTAACAATTCGCATCTCTGTTGGGGGACAAGCGCCGGCCAAATTAACCACAGCCAGGTCATGTCTCTTCTGTCGCCCTCCATCGAACCGCTCGTTCCACGCGGTGAAATTCGGGGTGGCAGGAACAGGGTACTCCAAAACGCAAAACTCCTCGTCCAAAAACGTCTGAGCTAATGCGTCGAAGGTATCCATGCACTCTGGGGTGGGTACGACGGCGAGCTGTCTATTGGCCAGCGCCACCATCATGTTGTGCTGACAGGCCTTCGCCACCGTCGGGAGACGGTCTCCAAAGACAATGCCTGCAGCAAACAACCGATACGCGTCCTCACGCTCATCGACCTCAACCTTGTTCACCTTCATCTTACAACCAGGGGCCAGTGGTCCGACCAACTTCGATGTCGTGTACCCAGGCAAACCAGACGTGGAACCAGCAGTCTTCGGCAGCGGTCCAGTGTAGTCTATAGGGGCAAAGGGGTCAGCAGAATACAGCCCCAACACGTCAGGAGTTTGCGCACGCGCACTCGCAAAACACAACGAGAACACTAAAGCACACATGGTGAATCTAAAGGCGACATGCCAGGCCTGGTAGGACAGCGTCCAACGCCACGTGTCAAGCCTGACATTCCAAAAGTTCATGTGGACATGAAACAAATCGCGGCCGAAAGCGTGTCCGAACTGCGTCCACCCAAACCACGGCGTCGCGACCTCAATCGTAAAATTTTCATACGACGGCCACGGCACGGCAGCGAGTAGAGCAACAAAGGTAGCCACAATGGCGTACCACGCTCCGGACGACCACGAAGTGATCCGACCCTCCCAAGTGCGGAGGGAATTCTGGGCACGCACGGTGTCGATTCTCGACTCGCGAAGCCAATTACAGCACCTATTCTTCGACAGAGGCTGATAGAGGCTCGTGAGGAGCGGACCCTCTTCGTGCGTTTTGAACTCGACCAACAACGCCTGCATGTCAGCCACGGGTGTGATGGCATCAGCACGGAACATGCGTGTAGCGGTCTTGCTCATTGTTGCCGGGTCCAACGCGCGCCCAGCAATCGCGCCCCACTCGACAGCCAACTCCCCCAAGTCGGCCATGTGGTAGGAGTCGCCGATACGAAAAACGGCCAACCCCCTCGAGTGGACATACACCCTCATCGCCCCATATGACAACGGAGGCAACGCGGACACAGCCTGCAGCACCGTGGACAGCTGGCAGGGTATGGTTTGTGTGTCAGTACCGCGGACAAACCGCAATATCACCTGACTCACTTGTGGGTAGTATGCGAGCACTTCAGCACGCACACCGGAGACGGTTGTCCCGCTGTGGACATAGTACTGGTCATCCTCCATCCTGGGCGCTGACCCACTGCACGTGATCAAATAC